ACAAGAGGAACAATGCCTATACCTTTACAGAATGCAACAGCGGTAATGTCAGGGGAAATGAGTTACTTTGATGCGTTTACAAGAGGGGCAGGTATGCACACAACCACGGCTATCATAAGGAAAGACGATAAAAGTAAAGACTATGATGAAAAACTGGATAAGGCTGCTGCTTTGGCTATCAGGGCTAATACTTTACTTCAGGAAGGTATGACAGACGAGTACAATGAATTGATTGGATCAGAAGAATATAAACAGGCTTGGGATATTAAAGCAGATTTTGATAACTTTGTGACTTTGTGAAACCATTAGAGAAGTTATTAAGAAAAGCAAAAAGCGATGGAAACGGTGATTTAATAGAGGAATTAACCAAAGAAATTAAGCACTATAAATCAACATACAAAGAAAATAGATATGAGCAACGGGATTCTAAAACAGATTAAAATAATTTCATCAATACAATGTGATGACAATAGTGTTCCGAGAGATGTGGAGGTATCGCATCTTTCACAGAACAAAACAGCAGAAAATATGTTGCTGATAAATCAGGTGTCTCAATATTTCCACGCACTTAAAGACTTTCACCAAAGGGCTGAAAGATCATCTAAGTTTTATCGGGGAGATCAATGGAGCGATTATGTTGAAAACGAACGTGGGGATATAGTTACTGAGGAAAGTATTATTCTCGGAAGAGGTAAAGTACCTTTGAAAAACAATATGATAGGTCAGATTATCGGAAACCTTGCAGGACAGTTTGCTCAATCAGTTGGTAAACCTAATGTAGTATCAAGACAAAGAAGCAGGCAAAATGATTCTGAGATGCTTACTCAGGCTTTGAGGTCATCTTACGACTATAATAGAATAAAACTACTTGATATTAACACCGTAACAGACGGAATGATAACAGGAATGTTCTGTCAAAAGATATTATTCAGATTCATACCGGAAAGAGACGAACAAGATTTAGTAATCAATAAGCCTGTAATCAGTAGAATGTTCTATAATTCAGATATTACAGATGTGAGAGCTACCGACATAAGAATAATCGGAGAGCTTCACGATATGACTTTGGATGATGTTATATTAGCTTTTGCTGTAAACGAAGAGGATGTTAAGATAATTCGTGATTGGTATGCCGGTTCAACAAATGAATATATCAGTTTATCACAAGGAATGACTGCTGAATGGGATGTGGACGTAATGATGCCACGGGACCCGAATATGACAAGAGTAATAGAAGTATGGCAAAAGAAACTTGTTAGAAGGATGACCGAACACGATACCGCTTATGGTACAAGGAAACTAACCAAAAGAACTCTTGGACAAATAGAACAAGAGAACAACGAAAGGATCTTACTTGCTAAACAAAACGGTATTACAGAGAATATCCCGCTAATAAAAGCATACGAATCTTATGATTCGGTCTGGACTGTTAAATATTTTACACCGTGGGGACATACCCTATATGAAGGAGAAACACCATTTGAACACCAATCACATCCTTATATTTTAGGGTTTGCTCACTTTATGAACGGAGATGCCTGGGGAGTTGTTGAGAATATTATAGACCAACAAAAATACATTAACCGATTAATCTCTATGTTAGACTTTATGATGGGGGTAGCTTCAAAAGGAGTGTTACTTGTACCTGAAGATGCAATACCAGACGGAATGGAGCTAAACGATTTTGCAGACGAGTGGAGTAAGTTTGACGGAGTGATTAAGTTTAAAGCTAAACCAGGTGCTCCATTACCACAACAAGTAAGTGCTAATATAACAAACATTGGAGCCAATGAGCAATTAAGTATCCAATTCGACCTGATAGAGAAAATATCAGGTGTATCAGGAGCCTTACAAGGACAAACACCAAATTCAGGCACACCAAGTTCTTTATACGCTCAACAAAGCATAAACTCTTCTACTAACTCTAAAGCGATGTTTGAGGCTTACGCTGACTTTAGGAAACAAAGAGATATGAAGGCTATTCAAACTATTATCCAGTACTACGAAAACGAGAGATACTTATCAATTAGCGGAATGGATATTTCTCAGGATGCTCTTATTTATGACCCTGAAAGAGTTAAAGACTTACACTATGACGTTGTTTTAGCTGACGGTGTAGATACTATTGCTTACAGGATGATGATTGATGAACAGTTAGAGAAGTTGTTTGTAGCCGGAGCTATTGACGTTAAGATGTACTTACAAAATAGTAATGCCCCATTTGCTGATAAACTATTGGAAAGTATTGAAAAAGCAACAGTAGAACAACAGAAACAAGCAGCACAAGAACAAGCCGATCCTCAGAAGTTGGAACAGGTAAATCAGATGTTGCCAACAGAAAAACAAAAATAATTAGGAATTTTAAAATAAACGAAGTATATTCGCATATTGAATACTTTCTTTTCATAATTTTGATTTTTGATTCGAACCCACTTTTTTTTGAGTGGGTTTTGTTTTTTACAAAAAAAGGTATTATCTTTACGGGGAGTTTTTCATAATTTTGATTTTTTGATTTACCCCGTCTGTTCTTGGACGGGGTTTTTGTTAGTAAGTAATATAAGAAGCTCCCTTTAAAGCATCAGTCCAGTTGGTTTTCTTATCAAACATACCTCTCCTGCGAGCTATTAAATATCCTTCACGATTACAATAAATATAATACTTATCGGCAAATAACAACTTCTCAGGGGTGTGTATACTTACACCTAAGCCCACATTCGGAAACACCGCTACTCTTTTACCGTTATACAGTTTTGAATAGCTGTCTGCTAAGTTTCTCATTCTTTTTACTCTTAATTCGATCACTATCGAATACCATTTTGCTACAATGTATTTCCACATATCTTTTTGTTTTAAAATTTTGCTATACTAGGTTTACTTCTAATTCTCTTATAAGTTCGTACTCTTTTCTTACATGGATCCATTATGGTTGAGATGTGGTTTCCTATCATGGTTGTAACTAAAACGTCATCATGATTACCTTTACCCTCCACGTTTCCATAAGTACCGTCATCGTGTTCGGTGTAAATATCTGCTTCGTCCAAACAGGCACTATCTCTTTCAATGTAAGCATCCTCTCTAATAGTTGCTTTGAATTGTTTTACTATCATCGGCTTAGTGTGTTTATTAGTATGAAAACCATACTTAACTTCAATCCCCTCTGATTCCTCATCCTCTCTTCCTGCTCTCTTGTAGACGTTATTATAATGATCGGCTATTTCATACAGGGTAGTAAGGTAGTTTTCTCCGGCATCTTTTTTTCTGTTAAGCGAATTTTTCTCTATCACGAATAAGGCATTATCATAATACTTCGCTATCATAACACCTTTCCATGCTACAATATCAACGTCAGAGTGCATTTTACAAGTTAATATCCCTTCAAGTTTTCCTCCTTCTGAAATATATTTCCTGTCAAGTACTCTTATAACAGACCAGTCAGATTCTTTTGTTGTTCCTCCAATATCAATAATAACAACATATCTATTAATATAACCGGTTTCAGGCATAGACCATACATGAGTGTCTCCGGTTGGATTGTCGTCCCATTTAATATTATCGAGTGCTGTTTTGTCGTGAGTGCCGTCTGCCGAGAATGTACCTACCCATATTGGAGCTTCATTGTATTTTCTCATTCTCTCAATATCCTGTATAGGAAATACTCTATTACCTGTACTCTGGAAAGCCTCTATGTCGGTAGATGGAAACTCTGATTTCATCCTCCACGTATCTCCTTTGAGTTCTGCAAGTTTAAATCTATACCAATTAATCCCTTCAAGTGTAGCCCCAAGGTTCCATAAGTATTTCTCGTATTCATCAAGTGTTCTAAAAAATTCATCCTCAGAAACCATTAAGTCTATTCTGTTGTCCCCAAATTCAAACCATGATACGAATATACATTTATATCCGGTTAATCCTTTTTTGGAATCGGTATACATATTATGAAAATAGTTTCCAACACCTTTAGCGGTTGATTCCATTACAATCATAGTATCGGGTAAGGGTGGAATAGTACCAACTAATGACTGTACTAAATCCTCCGGGGTTTTGCTTAAAGTGGCTTTCCACAATCCAAGCTCTGATATGTGAGCTATTTTTAAGTCTCCCGATCTTAAACTCTCAGGCTTCTGCATTGAACCAATAGAAACTATCGACCCTGATTCGTTTACCTGTTTGTTTTTACTTGAACCCTCGAATGGTGTCAGAGTAATAGTGCCAAACTCCTTTGGATAATACTTAGACGCTTTGGTGTACATTCCTCTCACGGTTCTACTTTGGCTTTCAACATCGGCAACAATAGCTGAGTTCCAATTAGTGTGTAATATGTTCTGTATCCAAAAGGCATATATCTGTGTGGCGGTACTTCCTCCCCATTGCCTTGCCTTTACAAGTATAATCCTGATTGGTACACCGTCATACCTTAACTCTTCAAGCTCTTTAATGTATACTCTCTGGGGTTCGTTTAGCCTAAAGGGGATCGGCTTAGATGTTTTTTTGTCGATGATAG